TAATCATTAAGCAGGTTGCAGAATACTTTGCCGAAAAAGGACGTATTCTGACCCGCACTGAGTATGCAAAGGATGAAGAGGCACCGATTCGCTTCGCTATTCTTCGTCGCTATGTTCCAGTTTGGTCTCGTTTGGATTCGATTATCAAAGCTAGCCACCCTGACATTTATGCAAAAATTATGCAAGAGCCGGAGCCCGAGCCTGCTCCTGAGCCGCCGAAGCCAGTGCCCGAGCCTACGCCCGAGCCCGCCCCTGCGCCGAAACCGGCACCGAAGCCTGCTCCGACTCCTACCAGAACAGTGGCGAAACCCTCGCCCAAGCCGGTGAGCAAAGATGAAGAGTAAAATTTTCCATCTAGGGTCGACCTTTAAGGCACTCGGCGAAGGCGATGACGGTTCCGTAGAAATTCGTGGCTTTGCCAGCACAGCGGACCGTGACCGCGTCGGCGACATCATTGATGTAGATGCTTGGACAAAAGGTGGCCTCGATAATTTCCACAACAACCCGATTATTCTCTTTAATCACGACTACAATCGCCCGATTGGTCGTGCGACCGGTGTGAAAGCTACACCACAAGGTCTAGAACTTCAAGCTAAAATCTCGAAATCTGCTGGCGCAATTCGAGATATGGTGAAAGAAGGCATCCTCGGAGCTTTTTCCGTTGGTTTCCGTGTAAAGGATGCTGATTATATGGCGGAAACCGACGGGTATCGCATTAAGGATGCAGAACTATTTGAGGTATCGGTTGTATCTGTACCTGCAAACCAGGCTGCAACCTTTTCCATTGCAAAATCCTTTGACTCTGATGCAGAGTACAAAGACTTTATCAATCAATTTAAACGCGTTGAACCGGCCGAGCACCTAGCTGAAGATTCAGCAAAAGCTCAAGATTCAGCTGGGGATACGGCAAAAGTCGTTGAAGAAACGACAGTACAGGAGAAAACCATGGATAACGAAAAGAGCATCGACCTCGATGCTATCACCAAGGCCGCCGCTGCTGAAGCTGCTAAGGCTGTAAGTGAGCAACTGGCCGCTGAGCGTAAGGCTGCTGAAGAGCAGGCTGCTCGCGCTGCTGCCGAAGAAAAGCAGTTTGAAGAGCGTGTTCGCGTCTCGGTCGAGTCCAACGCTACCAAACTCATCGAAGACATTGAAAAGCGTTTTGAAGAGCAAAAAGGCGATCTCGAAAAGACCATCGAAGGTCTTCAGGGTGAGCTGAAAGAGAAGGCTGGCGAAATCGAGAAGATGCGCGAGTCGAAGCGTGTGTTTGCTGATCGTGGCAACGGCGACTGGAAAAAAGAGTTCGAAGGCGATATCGTGGACAGCTATGTTCTCGGTCTTGCGACTGGCAAAGGCTGGAAGACTGGCCGTGCCGAGCAACTCATGGAAAAAGTTAACACTCAATCTGGTGTTCAAGTTTCCAGTGCTGACTTCGAGCAAGTTGTGTCCACCAACATCGAGCGTGATATTCAGAACGCCCTTGTGATGGCTCCCTTGTTCCGCGAAATTCAGATGACCTCTGCTTCGATGATTCTTCCGATTCTTCCCGATGCAGGCTATGCTGAGTTCGCTGCTGCACAAACCGCTTCTGGCTCCAACCCGAACGGTAACCTCGCAACTCGCGGCGACAGCTACGGTTCTCCGTATGGTGGTGTGACTCTGACCGAGCGTACGCTCACCGTCAAGAAGCTCATCTCTCAGTCCTATCTCGGTAACGAGACGGAAGAAGATGCAATTCTGCCGATTCTTCCTCTCATTCGTGAGTCGATGGTCCGTTCGCACGCTCGTGCAATTGAAAATGCACTTCTCGTTGGTAACCACGGTGACGGCGCCTTTGGTACCGGCGGTGCTGCATTCAACGGTCTCGTGGCTCTTGCTGCTGCTGACTCCGACACGACGACTGACGTCGGTGGCGGTTCCGGCGGGGCTTATGCAGCTACTGACGCCCTCACGGCTGCTGACCTTCTCGCAATGCGTAAGAACATGGGTAAGTACGGTGTTCGTCCCGAGGAAGTTATCTACCTCGTGTCTCAG